TTATTATAATACTAATATAATTTAATTATGGCAGAACCAATTCTAGAAGAAGTTAAAACTGAACCCACACCAGAATCCATTCCAGAAGACGAACCAATACAAGAACCCACATCAGAACCTATTCCAGATGACGAACCTATACCAGAACCCACACCAGAACAAATTCTAGAAGAAGTTAAAACTGAACCCACATCAGAACCAATTCTAGAAGAAGTTAAATCAGAACCCACTCCAGAATCTATTCCAGAAGCAGAACAAATTCAAGAAACCACATCAGAACCAATTCTAGAAGAAGTTAAATCAGAACCCACTCCAGAATCTATTCCAGAAGCAGAACAAATTCAAGAACCCACACAAGAACCTATTCTAGAAGAAGTTAAAACTGAACCCGCACCAGAACCTATTCTAGAAGAAGTTAAATCAGAACACACACCAGAACCTATTCTAGAAGAAGTTAAAACTGAACCAACTCCAGAATCTATTCCAGAAGCAGAACAAATTCAAGAACCCATACAAGAACCTATTCTAGAAGAAGTTAAAAAAGAAGTTAAAGAAGAAATTAAAGAAGATAATAAAATAATTAATAATCAAATAAGTAGTGATGATGATATGAATCTTAGTGATAATACAAATAGTATAATAAGTACTACAACAAGTAGTATAACAAGTAGTAATACTAAAGATACTAATAGTTTTATTAATATGTATGTAAGTGATTTGTCTACGAGTAATAGTAATATTTCAGGAAATCTCAATAAATATGAATATGTTGTAGAATATGTTAATAATATATTGGATAGTAGTGAAAATAATAAAATAATAATATCAGATATTAATAAAACTGATATTATGCCTCCAAAAGAAGGGTTAACATTCAATGATATAATCACAGAAACAAATTTAGGTGATACAAATAAAGAGAATGCTTATACATTTGATAAAATATCTACTGCATCATCTGCATCATCTAATAATAATTTAATTGAAAATACTACATTCATAGAAAATCCAAATGACCATGAACCTATTACAAATGATATAAACATAACTGCGAATCAACTTGAAAATGTAATTATTAAGAATGAAAATAATAGATTGAGTAATGAAACAATAGATAATAGTTTAATTATACGTAGAAGTAATATTCCAGATTTAATAGAAAATACTGAAAATCCTGAAAAACATCAAGTTTCATTTTCACATATTAACATTAATGATATTAATGAAATGAAACCAATTAACGAATCAATTAATATGAATAATCAATTTGGAAATAATTCAATCACAACTAGTTCCGATTTTAGTTATACTCGAGCAATAAAATCACGTAAAATCCCAAATATACAACCAATATTTGGTAATAAAAATATTAGACTAGCCAAAACAAAAAGTAAAAAGAAAATTATTGAATTAGACGAAGTTGACTATTTATATAATAAATTACAAGATTATCGCCGCAACATGATTATCAATACAAGTAATTATATAATTCTTATTGCAAAAGCAATGGAAATTATTGAAGATTATTCGGAATTACAAAATAATAATAAAAAAGATACAGTTGTTAAAGCATTGAATCGTCTAGTTATGATAGATTTAGATTTAAATGAATTTGATCAAAGATTCTTCCTAAGTAGTTTAAGTAATATAATTGAATTAATTATTGTTTGTACCCGTACCAAATCTAATAATTATGATAAAAAACATTCAACCAATAAATATGATATGTCAGATGATATTACTAGAGCTAATTGTGGTCAAATAATATATTCAATCGTAGATAAATTAACCACAATTGTATTGAAAAAACAATATAATGCAGATAAATTATTTACAAACATTGCAACAATAACTGAAATATTAATGATATTAGTTGATAAATATAATTATATAACGGGTACAGAAAAGAAAATGATAGTATTACAGGCAATACATAAATTTATTTATGATAAATTAGAGTATATTATTGAACTTTCACCAGAAAAGAAACAAGATTTAGTTAATTCATTGGATTCTATTCCACTTACAATAGATTTATTTATTGCATTGCAAAAGGGTAAATATAAAATTAATAAAAAGCAAAATATGGTAGTTAAAAAAACAAGTTGGTTAAAATCATTATGTGGTGGTTCAAAACAACATACTGATGAATGATGAATAATTTATTTGAATTTATTTTGTATTTTGTATTGCATCATTTATTAATTTATCTTTATCAATATCTATTTTATCAATATATCCTAAAATATTTTTCTTATCATTATGTTCAGTGTTTTCATTATTTTCATTAGTTTCCGAATTATCATCTTCTTCTACTTGAGGTTCTATATAACCCGGATAATATCTAGCAAATCGTTTTTTATCTTCTTCATTCATTTTACTAAAAATAATTAGATATTATTTCTATTAAGTTATGTTTTATATTTATTATTAGTAATCTTATAAAAATATTAATTTTTTCAATATAAAAAATAAATTATTATGTTTGAATTAGCATTTACTATCATAAAATGAATGATGAAATTAAAAAATATATTGATACTAAAATTAGTGCATTAAGTAAATTACTTAATGTATGCGAAAACTGTAGCAATGGTATTTATCAAATTAGTAATACATGTGTATATCCAGCTCCTCTACTATGTAGCGAATGTGGATACATGAAAAGAATAGTACCAAATACCATTACTACATGTTTTAATTACGTAAAAACAGAAAGCCAAAAAAACATAAACAAAAATATAACTTATTGGGATATAGAACAATTAGACGAGTCATTAACTAATTTATTTGATTACTCATTACTAGAGTAAACATGTATTAGTATTAGTATTAGTATTAGTATTAGTATTAGTGTTTGTTGTTATTAGTTAGTTCATTGATAAGTTTAGCAGTACCTTTAGTACATTCTTTTTGTAATAATGTCTCTAATAATTGGATTCTTTGTTCGTCATTATATTCAATAACTTCTGCATTTGTTGAATTATTTTTTAATGATTTTATTTTGATTAGATTATCTAGATATTGATTGGAAATAATATTTTGAATTACCAATTCACGTGATATTTCTTTAACGTGATATTTTCTTATTTCAATTAATATATCACCTTCCAAACTATTCTTTGTTGTTCTTTTATATTGAGTCATCTTTATTAGAAAGTTTCGTATTACAATTTCAAATAAATTATAAGTTAATTATAATATTTATTAGTGATATAAACAATTTTTCAATTTTATAATAGTAATGACAGATACGCATATCGAAGCAGAAATTGATAATATTATTTCTGCAACAACACAAGAATTATCACCTTATTCGGAATCAACTCATCTAGAAATGGAAAGTAATAGCAATAGTAATAATCAACAAGCAATGGATAATGCAAATGTAGAAGTATTTAACACAGCATTACATCAATATTTAAGAATAGATGAAGAAATTAAAACACTAATGCAAGCAATCCGCACCCGTAATGAAATGAAGAAAAATCTAGCTGAAACCCTCAGTAGTTTCCTACAAACTAATCAAATTAAAAAAGTTGATTTAGATGGAAGCTATAAAGGCAAACGCCTAGAATCAGTAGTAAAAAACACAGTAAGTGGGTTTAAACGGGAAACAGTCACGGAAGCAATATACAATGAATTAAAAGAAGACCAAGAAATATTTGATAAAATAATGCAGGCACTTTCTCGTACTAGTGTAATGAAAGAAGTCTGGAAACTGAAAATAGTAGAAGAAAAACAAGCACGTGCAACTGGAACACCTGGTAGAGGAAGAAAAAAACAAGCTAATGTATTAGACCAGGCCAGTGAATTACTCAACAGCTAATTTAGAAATCAGAACTATATTCTGGAAATTTATATAAATCATTGGCACAATTACTATAAATAATTTTAGAATAGTTTTTATTAAGTATATAACTTGTTTTTTCCAACACACCATCATTCATAAGACGATATTTAAGCTTATATGGATATTCTGTTTCTAGATATCTTTCAAACTCATTATCCAGAAGAATTGGCATATAGTTAAAATGTGTTTTCCCTAATGTACAAAACCAATAAGGCTTACTAAATATCTCATCATTGGTTTTTTCACCGCAATAAAGTTTTGCCAAACACACAGGTAAATTCCAAAAACGATAATACAATTTGAACAAACGAATTTGTGCCATCAAAGCTTTATGTTCTGGTGATTGCAAATGCAATTCAATATAATTTTGTTTAATAACATTCTCAATATCACTTGGAAGTGAAATTACTTCTGAAGACATTTCTGAAAAAGTCAATGAATCAACACATTATAATTTAGTATTTTAGTATTTTTTGTTCAATTTTTATAATAAAATATCCAAAATATCCAAAATATCTAAAAACATTTAATATAAAGCGTATTTATTATAAAAAGAATAAGTATTGTATAATAAGTATTGTATAATAAATATTATATAACTATTATTTCTTAAAAAACAATATGCTGCCAGAATACAATGATACATTAAATGATAATACAACTAGAACTTTAGTAGTTGAATATGTATGGATCGACGGTTCCAATAACACCCGGTCTAAAACCCGTGTTATTCCAGGTGTATTAATTCCTGGAGAAGAAGAGTCTGGGTGTAAATTTCATATTGACATTTGGAATTATGACGGTTCCAGTACCGGTCAAAGTGATACTAAGAATAGTGATATTATTCTAATTCCTCGTTCTATGTTCCAAGACCCGTTTAATACAAATACAGCCACATGCAAATATTATTTATGTTTATGTGAAACTTTCAATCAAGATGGAACACCTCATCCAACTAATAAGCGGGCAGTATTATTTAATACTATTTCCAAATTGGGCGAAACTGTTATTCTAGAAATGGAACCTTTATTTGGTATTGAACAAGAATATGTTATTCTAGATAATGCAGGCAAAGGTTATAACTGGGATAATGGCGGTATTAAATATTTTACGAAACAAGGCAAATTCTATTGTGGTGTAGGCGGTGATCGTGCATTTGGTCGTAATATTGCTATGGAACATATGAATGCATGTATCAATGCTGGTATTAAGATTTGTGGTATTAATGCTGAAGTAGCCCCTGCACAATGGGAATTTCAAATAGGTGTATGTGAGCCTTTTCAGATGGGTGATCATCTTTGGATGGCACGTTATATTCTAGGACGAGTAGCAGAATTACACAATGTTAATATTTCATATGACCCCAAACCATTTGGACATAGTTGGAATGGTTCTGGCGCCCATACAAATTTTTCTACTAAAGCTATGCGTGCTGAAGGCGGTATTACTGCTATTCAATCTGCTATTGGTAAATTAGAAACTAAACATATGGAACATATGGCAGTTTATGGTGTTGGTAATGAACGTCGTTTAACAGGCAATCATGAAACTAGTGATATTAATACATTTACTAGTGGAGATTGCGATCGTACATCTAGCATTCGTATTCCTATTAATGTTAAAGCATCAGGGCGGGGATATTTGGAAGACCGTCGACCGGCTAGTAATATTGACCCTTATTTAGTATGTGCGAAGTTAATTGAAACTATTAGCTCCGATTAGATAATAAGATAATAATTGCGTTTATTCTATTTTGTCATTTTATAACTTATTTGTAAAGATACTAATATTGGATATGGATATCTCCAGAATGAAAAAGGTAGGAACTCGTGAAGATGTTTATAAAGGATTTGCCGCTAGAACCGCAGGTGGTCTAAAACGCGAAGATATCATCGAAAAACAATTTGGTACTCGCATATTATATATCAGTAAGAAACTTAGTGATAAAATGCGTAATAATTTCAATATCATTAGGGAAAATAATCCTAATTATTTTAAACGTAATCTAAAAAAAACTCTCGTAGCACCTAAATCATTAGAAAATAATAAACAAATATCTATACCACAAGCAATTACAACAACGCAATCTACACCTAGCATGCAATCTAAGGATATAATTTTGGAACAAAAGCGGAAAACATATCCAAAGACACAAAAATTATCTTTTAGAGTAAAAGAAAATACTGTAAGAAATGTATTCTATCCAGAATTGCAAGGAATGAACATAAAACAATTAAAAGAAGAATTAGCACAGGAAGAAGCAGAAGAAGACCGTGGTATACAATTACCCCAACCCAAAAAAGAATTCAGCATTGAAGACATGCCAGATATCGATATTATGACTTTGGATTAGACATAATTATTACTGAAAGCCGACCAAATCCAGTAATTGGCCAAAAAAACCCTGTAATTAAACCAATTAGTGCTCCACTCATGCTTGTTTTTACATTTGTCATATAACCTATATCATTATAGTCAGTATCATTTATATCAGCACGATTCATCTCTAGAAGTCTATTTGCATCATAGATACAATAACCAATATTAGAGACAATACCTATACCATAACTACCAGCAATTATTTTTCCAATAGTTCCAGCCATGACGTACAATATTATTACCCAATAATTTAGTTTTTACAATATAATTAATTTTTAAATTAAAAATAAAAAGCAAAATATATAAAATTATTACTTTGGAGTAAACATAACCGTAAGTCGGCCAACAACAGCAAGTGGCCACATAATTCCTGAAATCATACCAATGGCTGCACCGCCAAAACTATGAATAGCATAATCTTCAAATTTAATATTGACACCTTTTTGCTTTGCCTGTTCAATTTTCATATTTTCTTGCTGAATTCCAATACCGATACTTCCTAGAATACCTGCACCATAAACATAGGTTGCAATCTTAGTTAGATAAGTTGCCATTTTATAATTGTTTGTAATTGATAATAATTTATATGGATTTTTAAATCAATTTTATTGAGGATAATATACAAAATAATTCAAAAATATCTAAAAATATCTAAAATTTAGTTATGTGTGGTTAAAATATCAATTGCTAGAATAGGTTTAACCATTTGATGTAATATGCGAGATTGTTTGATATCTATTCTAGGATAATGTGTTTTGGTAATTATGTTTCTAGAGAACCATACACCAGTTAGCTTGACGAATATATTTACAAACATTATATCTATATCTATATCTATATTTATATTTGAACTAAATATCCTATTTTTTACTTATTACTTATTACTTAGTTCAATAATTCAGCAATTTTTTCCAAGATTTTCCCATATGATTTGTCTATAATAAATTTGCTTTCTTCAGGGTCAATATTTTTCTTTCTAGTTTTATTTCCAAATTTTTTAATACTATCTGCATTATTGTGTTGAAATCGTTTTAAAGAATAGAATATATTACCAATATCATTTTCAAATGTTTTCATATAATCAACTATTATTTTCTTTTTATTCATAGCTTGTTCCTGTCTCATATAATTATATTGTGTATGATGCGATAAATTAAAATCCTTAACAAATAAATCCTGTTTTTTTGCATTATCTATAGTAGTAGTATCTGAAGTTGTCGATGATTGTTTTTTTTGATTTTCTGTATATATAATCTTAGATGGTATTCCTACACTGAAAATATCGAAATAATCTAATAAATCCCAATTCTTATCTAGAAATATAGTATTATTTAGGGAATCAGCATTTTTAACACTATTATAAATTTTTCCTAATATTTTATAGCTTTGCAGTAATGCATCTTTAGTCTTGAGATTTTGTTTTTCTTGTATTGCTGAAACTGTAGAAATTACATTACTATAAAAGTTCATAAAGAATAAATTTGAATCGCCAGAACAAAAATACCTAATAGTATCCAAATCTACATTATGTGTTAAAAAATAATTAATCTTATCTAGAGGGGTATCACCCAGATTATTAATCTGTTTTATTACATTTATATCATACATATATCCATCACCCTCAACTATATTAGTACCATAAGTTTTTACACCAGATATTATATTTTCTACATCCTCTAGAATAACCTTATCTTCCTTATTACTAACAGTATTACTTGCAGTATTACTTATACTTTGCATTTGCCATTTATTATAATATTCGTGGAGTAGCATAATAATTTGCCGATAATCACCGTTAGCATTTTTAATAATTATGTTTTTATCAGCTTCGGTTATAGTAAAGTTTTCTGTTTTTGCAATCTTATTGATTAATTTAATACAATCATTTGAACTAGGTTTTTCAAAATTTATTAATACACCATAACGTAGCAATGTTTGTAATTTCTTTTCCTTAATACTATTTGTAGTACAAATAACTGGACATACCCATTTTATATCCTTACTTTGCTTATCTTTAGTAATAACAATATCTATTAATTCTTGTACACCGGAAGATTCACTAGCACCATTTAAACCATCAATCTCATCCATAATAATCGCAGTAGGTTTAAAATTATTCTTATTATCTATACATACTGAAACTTTAGAAATACCGCCTATAGTTTCTCTTATTTGTTTTTTACTACGGGTATCACTAGCATTGCATTCAATAATTTCATATCCATATTTTTGTAATATTAAATGTGCTAATGTAGTTTTACCAATTCCTGCAGTCCCATGCAATATTAGAAAAGGTTTTGCATCCGGTTCATTATTTTTAAGTTCTGTAATCCATTCTTTAACTGTTTCCATTTGATTTTTAGAAATGTAATAATCTGTTAATATTTTTGGACGATATTTTTCAGTCCAAATAGTATTTTGTATTCCATTCTGGGAAGACATTTTTGATTATGTTTATAAAATTATTCTAGCTAATGTTTATATTTATATTTCTACTTGTATTTCAATACCTAAAAATCTAAAAAAAAAATTCTAAAAAAAATTATTATATAAAATTTAATGATGACCACTACCACTACCTGGATGACCACTACCTGGATGACCACTACCTGGATGACCACTACCACTACCTGGATGACCACTACCTGGATGACCACCTAAATGACCACTACGACTACCCATTGCACCTATACCATGAGCAATAGCACCGCTACTGGGCATTCTAGGATGGCGTCCACTATTATTATTATGGCGTTCGCGATGGTCTCGGTGATGATGACGGTCGTAGTAATAGTTGCTAGAACCACCATAATTCCAGAAGTAATATGGATCATCGAAGTAATATGGATCATTGAAATAATATGGATCATAATAATATCCATATTCGGAAGGTTCTACTGCTAGATTAACATTAACTTCTGCATTATTTATTGTAGGTTGAGTGGTAGTAGTAGCCATTGCTAGTGATATGTTTGATAAGCTAGATTTAGATTTACGATTATAAATCATATATCCTAGAATAGTAATTATTACTACTAGAAAAATAATTGTTAGTATTTTTGAATCCATTTTTATTTACCGAAATAATTACACTTACTATTAGATAAGATTATTCTAGATATCTAGAATAAAATGATACTATTCATTAAAGGAGTGGTCGCAACATTGTAGCTACTTGATTACGTCTATCATTAGGTAATGAATAAATTAAAACACGTTTTAGTTCTGGAAGTTTAACATATCCACTAGCACTACTTCCAAATTCTACATAATCTGATGAAATCTTATTAAATTCGCCTACTAATTCACATGATATACCTAATTCTTGCAATTTAGTAAATACTTTATCTATCTCAGATTGTCGTTCTTCTTTAGTACGTTGATTTTGTTGCTTTTTTAATTCTTTAGCTTCTCTGGCTAAACGTTTTTGGCTTTTATAAGGTGGTTGTGAGTTTGATGATTGTGTAATAGTAGAAGGATTCATTTTGTTGTATATATTCAAATAATGATATTCTAGATATGTTATTCTAGAGGAACATATTTTTATTTATAACTAAACAAAATAACAAAATGAATTATGTATAAATTATGTATGAATTATGTATGAATTATCTATAATATTTACTACATACCATATACTGATTTCATATCTTCGTAATATTTTTCACGTGCTTCATAATCTGTTGTCATAGTAATTTTAAGTTTGTCATCAAGTAAATCTAATTTATATTTTTGAGGATGTGTTTCTATAATTTTCAATTCTTCTAAGCTTTCTGGATATTTTACCAGAATATTACAGGTAATGTTTTCACCCATATCTAATATTTTCAAATTCTTAGGTAAATAATTTAAATCTAAATTAGATTCATATCCAATTTCCAATATTTCAACAGTATCTGGTAAATTATCCAATACATAATTATAATTATCAAATATTAAATGTTTTAGATTGGGTGGGAATTTGTTAATACGATTATTATAATTACCAATATGTAAAGTTTCTAGAACACAAAATTTTTCTAATATATGCATATCTATATATTTATTAACATTACTACTAATATTTGAAGAAAGAACTAATTCTTTTAAAGTTTTATTAAGATTAATTAATTGATTATTTAAATTGCAATTAGCATTATCATTGTTATCAGTGTTATTGTCAAAAATTATATAATCTAGATGTAATGTAGTTAGATTAGGTAAATCTAAATTTATATTTCTTATGTTATGTGAATGAATAATCAATGTTGTTAAACTTTTTGGTAAATTTAACAAATCGTATGAATAATGAAATCCTATTTTTAATATTTCAAGAGTCTCTGGAAGATAATCTAACGGTTGATTAAATTCACCACCTAATAGTAATTGTTTCAAATTACAAGGTAAATTATCTAAAGGATAATTATAATCCCAATTTAAAACCAATGATATAATTTGTGGTGGTAAGTTATCTAATGGATAGTGATACTTAATATTCGACAAATCAAGTTCTATAATATTTGGGTTAAGTTTTGAAAAGTCTAACTCGGTTTGTTCTATTAGGGTATGAAATTCATAATATTTTTGATATAATATTAACCGTTGTTCTTCAGATATCTGTAAATATATTCCAACACCTTTCATCTTACTAAACTAAACTAAACTAAATTAAACTAATTTAATACATAATTATCCAAACTATCTAAACTATCTAATTTCAATTTTTTAGACTATGATTCTAGAGATATTCCAGAATAAGTTCCCAAATAATAAAGTAAATAAATATTAAATATAGCAATAACAAAGTAATACTAAATTAATACTAAATTAATACCAAACTAATAAAATATCATAATGGGTGCAGGTACATTAGTTGAATTAATTGCAAGAGGTAATCAAGACGTTTATTTAATCGGAAATCCTCAATTCTCATTTTTCAAATCAGTATATCGACGCCATACTAATTTCGCAATTGAACCAATCCGCCAAATATTTACTGAATCACCCGACTTTGGTAAAAAAGTTGTATGTATTATAGATAAAAAAGCTGATATGTTAAGTGATATTCTACTAGAAGTTGAATTACCCGCTCTCGTAGAAAACGTCAGTTGGACTAACGGAATAGGCTATTTTATGATAGATTATGTTGAATTACAACTAGGTGGTGAAACAATTGACCGGATTACTGGTGATTTAATGGATGCTTGGATGGAGCTTAGTACTCAATTAGGTATTAAAAATTCTCTATATACAATGATAGGTAAATATATAACATTTAATAAAAATACACAAATTGGGAGCAAAAAATTATTAATACCATTGCCCTTTTGGTTTACACGCGGTGTAGAACGTGCATTACCACTTATATCAATGCAATATATTGATGTTAAAATTGTAGTGCAATTTAAGTCATTTGACCAATGTTGGTATAAATTAACAGAAGTTGTATCTCCTCCATCTGGTATAATGATTACTAAATCTAGTTTAATTTGTAATTATATATATCTAGATACATATGAACGGCAAAAAATGGCAACACAACAATCATTTGAATATTTAATCGAACAATTTCAAATAGCGAATTCTTTTTCAGTACCCCAGAATTCAATCAACATTAACATGCCCTTATATTTTAATCATCCTGTTAAAGAAATAATTTGGATGTATCGCACTGCAGTCGCAACAAATACGAACAATTATTACAATTATGCCAATATATTGAATTATAATACACCGAATGAAACACGTAATGAACCATTTAATAATTTACAAATGCGATTTAATGGTAATGACCGTTTCGAATATATTCCCTCCAATTTCTTTTACCTATACCAACCTTATAGACATCATTCTTGTGGTACTAGCCAATATATTCACGTATATACATTTGCACTTAACCCAGAAGGTGTACAACCTAGCGGAACTTGTAATTTCAGCAAAATTGATAATGCAACACTTAATTTAGTATGTAATCCCAATATTCAAGATGGATTATTAAATGTATATGCATTAAATTATAATATATTGCGGATACAAAGTGGCATGGCCGGTTTAATGTTTAGTTCATAAACCCATACGATAATTCCACATAGTATAATTCATTATATTCATTATCTTATTCTAGCAGATATAAAATATTCCATAACAATTAGAAAATTATAGCTCTGCTAGAATAAATATATAAAAAATAATAAAAAACAAAGCAATGAAATGTAATAAGATTGTAATGCATCTTCTAGATTTCATCAATAATATTAATACTGGTAAGCATTACTTTACGGCAACACATCCGATGTAATCCTAGTTCATCCATAATTTCACCTGCAATAGTCTTTTTAATATCTTTAGCATTAATATTAATAATTAGTGGATCTGAATCACTATTGAGTGCAAGTTTTTTACGAAGTAGCTCACGTTCATAATATTCATATTTATCAGCAAGTAATTTGCCACAGGTCATGCATCTAACAGGAATAATCATTTTATTCTAGAGTAATTTATTTATTCTAGAGTATATTATTTATATAATCTGTTATTTTTTATATTTTAATTTAACTATATAATATATTATTAAAAATCAATTTTATTTTATCATACATATTTACAATACACATTTACCATTTGCCACTATTATATAAATCTATTCCTAATGGTTCATCAATTTGTGGTAATCTAGAACTTGTAATATCATAATCATTAGGTGAAAGGTCATTAACTTTATCAATAACAAATTGATTTAATTTTTTATTTAATTCTTTGAATTCTTTCTGGAGTAAGGATAATTTATAATTATCATCATCATTCATTCCCAGAAATACAAATATATTTAATGTATCATCAAATTCACGTTCCGAATACAACAATTTATTATATGTTTGTATAGGATATGATTTATCAGTTATAGTATTATAAGCATCATAAAATATATGTGTTATTTTAAAACGTAGTTTTCTAGCTAAGAAATCTTTCTGGATAACATCATCTGTTTTTATTTGTAATGTAAATTTAATCACTTTTTCTAAATAATACTTATAATCTAATAATGGTGGCACCGCTTTAATAATATCATCTAATGTAATTTGTCTAACACCCATCTTCAATCTCTTATCAATTTGATAATCTTCTGGTTTTAATGTAATCTTGCTCATATCATTAATAGAATTATTACCCACCGGTGCAGTACGTAGAAAATCTGGAAGAATAGTCATATTACTACCTACATCACTACCACAATAAGATTGATTATTCATATTACAGGCTTCAAATGTTTCTGTTATTCTAGATGATAAGTAATTTAGAAAGTCTCGTGGATTTGTAAATCGGGATTTAAATATCACATACGCTAGAATAATCAATATACTTACTGCAACTAATCGTGGATATTTCTGAGTTATAAATACTGCCAGAATAACTATTAATGCAATGAATATAATATTTTCATCCATCTAGAATAATTATTTATTCTCAATAGTAATGTTAATTGTTATTATATAGGTATATATTTATTTGTTTTATTCTAGCAGATGTGGAAAAATATTATAGAAAAAATATAGCTTCATATAAAAAATCTAATACTTAAAATTTGCCACAAAAATGGAATACTGAATTGAAAGACTTTTATTCTAGCTTAGTTAAAAAATATATATCTCCATATATGATTATTAGATGGTAAGGAATAAGGAATAAGGAATAAGGAATAAAAAATGCAAAATATAAAATTAGTTCATTGTAGTTATTGTTTTTTTATAATTTTGTTAGTAGTATTATCAAATATAGTTTGAAGTTGTGTTTTTGTTGTTTCAGATAAACTTGATGTGTAAATAAATCTTTCTAGATATCCAATAATAACTTCTTCATTTTTATTTAGTAATCGGGTTATATCAGAATCTAATTCCGAATAATTATCTGTAATATGTACTGTTTTTTTTGGAAATAATCGTTTACTTAGCTTTAAATCTTCAGTTTGCATTTATTTAATTATTTATCTTGTTTTTCTTCTTAATAATTCTAGTTGGTTTTGGTTTTGGTTTTGGTTTTGTAATAGGATTTTCAATTTTATTAATTTCTTTATCAATTTCTTTATTATTTTCTATTGTAGATGCATTATCTTCTGTAATAACTAAATCATTAATTTTATCTTCAATATCAATATCTAACTTAGTAATAATCTCATCTCTAGAATGATTATCATTAACAACTCGACTATGTTCTAATTGTTGTGCAATTGGTTGTGATTCTGGTAATGGTGTAATATGTTGAGTACTTACTTTAGTATCTGGTGCAGATTTACTAATTTTATCTAAATCGAGTTTAAGTTTAATATCTTTTTTTCCTAGAAAAACTGGATTATTTAAGTTAAATGTATAAACATTATTATTATTATCTACTAAAACTTTGTGTCCATCAATAATTTCCTCCCATAAGGTAATATATTCATTATCATATTGACGTGGGTCAAATTGCACTTTACGTTTGCGACCACGCTTATTTCTATTAATAGGTACATGTGGTTGGTCAATACGACCGTTAGATAATTTTCTTAAATGGCTTTTACAAAAGTCAGTTCCATTATGTTTTTTACGTGAACATTGTTTGTTATCTAATTTGCGACCCATACATACCATGTCATCACTTATTATTTTTTTACTACGTTTTTTCATATTACCTGTATAATCTTTAATCATTTCAGGAATAATTGTATTAACTGCTTTCTCAACTAATTCTGTTGGTATAGTAAAATTATATTTGGTATGTAATTCTTTATAAATTGCATCTAATGATTTATAAGTTATGAAAAACATTGATGTTTGTTGCTTGTTTTCAAAATTAATTAAACCATTATTCAAAATACTATCAATACCGACATCATTTCTGGATTTATTTTTACCAAAACAATTTGCATTTGAATTTGCATTTCCATTAGAATTATTGCTAGTATTAAATTTAGTTGATGTCTTGGTAATATTTTCAGATGCAATATTATCTACATTTGGACCCAAAATATCATCCATAGATACCTCCATCTTTAATGCTCTTTAAATTAATTATTATTGTATTTTTAATTATATTTAGTGCATTATAATATTTTCTAAATCAATTTTTGTAAAAGGATAAAAAAGGTATATAAACAAAGATAAAAATCACGATAAAAACAATAGGAAAACAATAGGAAAACAATAGGAAAACAATAGGAAAACAATAGGAAAACAATAAATATATATAAAATTAATAAAATTAATAAAAATCATAAATTATTGCGTGGTACATTCTGCTGGATTAGGCATACCTGGCATAGTCCCTTTTGCAAATTGTGTAAATACATCATCTTCCTCATCTGAAATATTCGAATTTGTATGGTTCCGATTAGTACTAGATGTAGTATTATGATGCCGATTTTGATGAGTATTATATTCCCCATCATCTTTACAATCTTCTAAAATATGATTAGTAATTTCATTCTCTGGTGTTTGTTCCAATTGAGTATCCCAAATCTGTTTCTTAGGTGCAGGTAAAATTTTCACTAAATATTTAGTACGTTCCTTATCTAGAGTAGAAGGAAACACCACATCAAAATAAATTATTAAATCACCCTTAGTCAAATTATCCTGCAAATTAGGCATTCCTTCACTCTTAATAATCATCTTCTGATTAGGTTTAATTATCGCTTCATGTGATATCTTAATTACCCGATTATCTAAATGTTTAAACATAAACTCAGTTTTAGTAAGTGCCTCCAGCAAAGTAATTGACTTTTTCATTATTAAATTATCAGCCTCCCGCCGAAATAAACCTTCTTCTTGCTTACAATTAACATATACTACTAAATCACCCACATCCCCACATTCTGGATGCCAATCTGCTTCATTTTTAAAAGTAATATGCGACCCTACAGTAGTACCCGGACGAATATAACAATCCACATGCCGTTTTATCGATACACCCTTATTACCATTACATTTAGTACATTGTGAACCTGGTGGTATAACTTTACCTTGACCATTACATTTACCACAATTCTGAATAGATTGTTGAATCATCGGTCCCATCTGCGTCATTCGCATAATTTTACCCTTTCCATTACAAGAATTACAAGCCTTAATACTATCTTTACTATTTGCACCATTACCATCGCATTTATCACAACAAATTACCTTAACAAAATCAATAGGTACTACTTTACCTACATAAACATCAGTCAGGGAAATATTAATTGTTAATTTCTTCTCTGGACCTTTAGTATTACGACGAGTTTCCGGATGATTGAAACCTGGTGGCATTCCACCACCAAACATATTACCGAAAATATCAAATGGATTAAACCCATGAGGCATATTACCTGGACCTCCGTCATTATTTTCACCATCAATTACACCGAACTGATCATATCGATGGCGCTTTTCAGGGTCGTTTAAAGTTTGAAATGCTTTGTTAATCTCTTGGAATTTTATGTTGGCTTCATCTTTATTGTTAAGATTTCGATCTGGATGGTATTTTAATGCTTGCTTTTTGTAAGCTTTTTTAATCTCTTCTTCAGTAGCAGTTTTAGATACTCCTAATAATTCATATAAATCTTGTTTTGATACCATTCTGGAAGAACTAGTTTTTTAATCTCTAGAATAATATTTCAAAATTATATTTTAATTTTAACCAATTTTTAAGTTAATTATGTTTTAATTAAATATTCAATATTCAATATTCAATATTCAATATTCAATATTCAATATTCAAAAAAGTTTGTTTCGAGAGTAAATAATTCACTTTTAAGTAAATCAGAAATGCATTTTTTTGTATTGTCAAATCTAGTTTGTGAGTTATCATTGGAAGTATTTTCTAGTTTTAAATATTTAATAAATATGTCAAATGCAATATCAAAATACATATATAATATATTAGCTAAATCTAAAATATAATTGACACATAATTCATATCTTTCTATCATTATATTATGGTTTGCATTAGTGTATTTGCTTGAACTTGTAGATGTAGTATTCTGGCATTTGGTATTTTTTGCAATAGCTAGAATAAATGCATCTAGAAGATTATTTATTTTAGAATTTAATTCTTTTGCCTGCTTTATAAACCCAGTTTCTTTAATTAATAAAGAATTATCAAATACATCTAGAATATTACATAATTTACGATTAATTTTTAATAGTAATAATATTGTTGTTGATGGTTTAATAGAGGACTGAATATCACCACATATTTTGTCTAATTTATATAATAGTTTAGGTTTTGATAATCCTACGTTATGTTGATTAGTATTATCATTAGAAGATTTGCGAATAATATATATAATAATAAATAAGTGCAAATTAAGAATAAATTCGATATGTACTATTAAGTTGATTATAAATTGTAATATAATCTTCGTATCATTATTTAGCTGTTTGTCATTAGGTGATTGATTGGATGTGGTATGGTGAATATGTTTGTCATTTTGTAAAATATTTATTAAATATGAGTTAATATATATGTCTAGAAAAGAAAAAGCTAGATATGATATTCTAGACATATTAAAAATATCCATATTAAATATTTTTTTTAATATTGTAATAAAAGTATCATTTTCACTTGAATTATCTAGAAATGATGTAATATCAAACTGATTTAATAACTTATTTTTCTTAATTTTTATATAATTGCACCACTCACAATATGTTATAAATAATTTATTTTTTTCATTTTCTGACATATTATAAATTTATTCTGTAAATTTATTCTGTAAATTTATTCTAGCAATACTATATTATCTTTAGTCTATAAATAAATTGCTATTTTCAATACGGATTGGATTAGTTTTTATTGCATAAAAAATTGATTGTTTAAATCTTAAATTAAATCGCACAATAAACAAAAAATTATTCTAGCTATAATAAAAAGAGTGCATCCAGAATAAACCCATATTACAAATGGCTTTTGAAGAAGTAATAACCAACAATGGACATATATTATTATGGCAACCAGAAACTAAATATAGGTTGAATAATACTAAAATATTAGGTATGGATTTAGATTGGACATTCATAAAACCAATTAAGGGGAAGATACATCCTATTGATGAAAACGATTGGGAATTTCTTAATCAAGATTTATCTAGAATTAAGAACAAAATTGAAGAAGGATATAAATTTGTTATTTTCACCAACCAAGGCGGATTATTAAATCTAACTACTGGTAAAATGGGTTTGGAAGGATTTAAGAACAGATGGAATGCGATTTATACTAAACTCCAGAATGAACACGGAATTAATTCAATATATTTAATAGCTTCATTATATGATGATTTCAATCGTAAACCTTATACTGGTATGTGGGAATATATTGAAACAGTAGTTAATGGTGATATCAAAGTAGATAGAAATGCCAGTTTATATGTAGGTGATATGGCAGGGAGGAAAGGTGATTATTCTAGCAGTGATTTATTGTTTGCAATAAATTTGGGTGTTAATTTTCAAGTGCCAGAAGTATTTTATAATGATAGTAAATCTGTTAGTAATCGTACTAGTGTATTAATTAAGGCTGTAGAAAAGAATGATAAAATATTTAAAGGTAAGAAATTTATAGAAGAATTTGATATTAAGAAGAGAGGAAATAATATAGTTAATACTGATAAATTGAGGGAAATGTTATATACTAATCAGTGTCTAATCTTGTTTGTAGGTTCCCCTGCATCTGGAAAAACTAGTTATTATGAAGAAAATTTACAAACCTTTGAAAATCAAATATATCTAAGTAATGATACTTTTAATGGCACGCCGGGGAAATTTAATAAAGAAATTGAAAAAACACTTAGAAATGGTTTAAGTGTTGTAATTGATAATACTAATGGAACTAGTAAAGTTAGAGAAAAATATATTAAAATTGCAAAGGATGTTTCTAGAGAGATTGGTAAAGATATTAAAATAATTATAATAAAGTTTAATACAGAAAAAGAAATTGCATTACATCTTAATGCAATTAGAACTAAATTAATTAATACTTGTATTCTTAAAGGTAGTAAAGATTGTAAACATAATGTTCCAGCAGTAGCAATTCATAGTTATTGGAAAAGATTAGAAAACCCGGAAAAAAAAGAAGGAATTGATTACATATTTGAATTTGAATATGATCCAATATTTAACAGAACAAATGAAAATCGTATTACACAAGAAATGTTTATTAAATATGTTTGAAAAAAATATTTCTCTGTGTAAATTAAAAGATATAAAGTATAAAAAGTATTAAATGCCTTGTGATAACCACGGTCCCCGTTGTGATGGCAAGGAATGCTTTAATAAGAATGTTGATAATGGTTTAATGACTAGGTTATGGGGTCCTAGTGGTTGGTTATTTTTACACTGTATATCATTTGGTTATCCCTTTAAAATTGATCCAACTAATCTAGAACATCTAGAAAAACAAAATGATTATTATCGTTTTTTTTATTATCTAGGAAAAGTATTACCCTGCAAATATTGTAGAAATTCATATATGGAGTTCTTTGCTAATGATAGTCCAATGAAACATTTAGGAAATAGAAAAGATTTTACAAAGTGGCTTTATGATGTACATAATCTAGTTAATGATAAACTAGGAGTACCTTCATGCGAACGACCCAGTTTCGAAGAAATAGAAGAACGCTATCAAAGCTTTCGCGCAGCATGTAAACCAATCACCAACAAAGAACGTGAAGACAAAGCCGGTAAAGGGTGTGTTGCACCCGCAGATGGAAAACCCAAACGTAGTGTTATTAAAGTAGTTGAATATGACCAAACTACACCAAAACCTACTAATGTACAGGAATTTCCCAAATCTGATGATTACATAGTAATTAAAAAAACTTATATCTATATTGGTATTATTGTTATTCTAGCAATACTTGGATATTGTATAATGAACCGCAAAAATAAAAAAATAACTAAATAACAAAATAACAAAATAACAAAATAAAAAAAATAATTAAATAATTAAATAATCAAAAAGTATTTTACAATACTCGTAGATTACTTGCGCGGGCGCTTTGCTTGTTGTTGTGGTGCAACATCACTGGCGTCGGCTGTACCAGCATCATCGTCAACATCATCGGCAACATCATCGTCAACAGCATCGGCATCTGTGTGTTCTGCAGCTGCATTAATGTTGTCTTTCGCAGCATTGCAAACCTGATGGACTTGCTTAAATACACGGACAAAATGTTTCATGTTAATAAGAATGTGCAAAAGTTCGTCTCCACCAGGAACGCTATCAATAAGCTTCATTTGTTCTGGAGTATCCATAAACATATCCCAGACTTCGTTGAAACTCTGGTGTAGTTCTTCAAGTTGATCATCACTCAAAATCTTTGCAAATTTGGAAACAACATGCAACACGAAAGGATTTGTCATATTGGAGAGAGCTTCACCATTTGCAGTATATGTATCATCCTCATCAGCCTTAATATAGAACGACATTCTATCTAGTCTTGTAAGATGCTTTGTGATATAAAATACTTACAATCATTACATACCTATTTTCAATTTTTATAATATTTTAGCTATTTATTCTATTTTATTATTCCATTTTATTATTTCATTTTATATATCGTAAATAATGTATTATTTAAATAATATAAAAATTGAATATTAAACCACATTATACGAATATTACTAAAAAATTTATAAATTTATAATGTCTGATACTACTCCGACCAATCGTCCGCGTGATAGCAGGGAAGTTGATACTTCTGGAACAGGATATCGCGGTGGGCGTGGAAACAATCGTAATAATAATTATAGAAATAATGATCGTGAACGTACTTACGAAAATCAAACAGAACGTTCCGAACGTAATGATTACCAAAATAGAAGACCTATTGCAAATGGTGATGACAAAACAGTAAATTATGATAATCGTAGTGAACAGCGTAGTAATTATCGTGGTAATCGGAATAGTGGTCGTAATGATTATTATGACCGTGATGATCGCCGTTATGAACGTCGTAATAAGAATTATGATAATCGTCAACGTGAACGCGAACCAGAAACTAATGAGACCAATGCAAATAATGCAAATAATGAAGTACAACAGACACCTGAACAACCTGTTGAAATTAAGGAATTAAGTGCAGAGGATATTGCGCGTCGCGAAGAGTTTACTGTGCCAATAGCAACATTTGATGATTTAAGTAGTTTAATTGATTTGAAGTTAATTCGTGGTGTAATGGCATATGGTTTTGAATATCCTAGTCCAATTCAGCAAAAAGCAATTAAACCTTTACTAGGTGGTTATGATGTTATTGCGCAAGCACAGAGTGGTACTGGTAAAACGGCAACATTTTGTATTGGCACATTAGGTAATATTGATTATTCTAAGAATGAAATCCAAGCTATTGTATTGGGACATACAATGGAACTAGCACAGCAGATTGAGATTGTGTTTACTAATATTGGTAAGTATTTAGATGTTCGTGTAGGACAGGCTGTTAAAAGTATTCCTGTTCGTGATAATATTGACCAACTGCTTGGAAAAAATACTGAAGGTAAACTACCACATGTAGTTATTGGAACTCCAGGTCGTATGCTAGATATGATTAATAAGAAAGTCATTAATTCAAATACTATTAAAATGATGGTGCTTGATGAAGCGGATGAACTTTTATCAGATGGTTTTCTACAACAAATTCGAAATATTATTGGCAATCTGCGCCCAGATGTACAAATTGGATTGTTTTCTGCTACAATGGAACCTTCATTTTTCAAAATTACGCAAAATTTTATGCGGAATCCATTGAATATTCTTATTAAGAAGGAGGAACTTACATTAGAGGGTATTAAGCAGTTTTATATTGATTGTGAAAAGAATGAATATAAGTTTGAAACTTTATGTGATTTATATAGTCTAATTTCAGTTAGTCAAACAATTATTTATTGTAATCATTATCAGAGTGTAGAACAACTAACTAAGAAACTACAAGACCAAAATTTTAAGGTATCTTGTATTCACGGTAATATGAATATTACTGAACGCGAGGAAGCAATGCGCAATTTCCGTAATATGAATTCACGAGTATTAATTTCTACTGATTTACTAGGTCGTGGTATTGATGTACAACAAGTTTCAGTTGTAATTAATTATGATATTCCTATAAAGATTGAGAGTTATATTCATCGTATTGGTCGTAGTGGTCGCCACGGTCGTAAAGGTACTGCAATTAATTTTGTAAATGGTAATGACTTTAAACGGATGACGGATATTGAGAAATATTATAACACACATATTGCCCCATTACCTGGTAATGTAGAACAAGTACTGAGCGCTAATTAGTTTATTATTACATAACAAAACATATTGCCCCATTACCTGGTAATGTAGAACAAGTACTGAGCGCTAATTAGTTTATTATTTCATAACAAAACAAAACATTACAAAACATTACAAAACATTACAAAACATTACAAAACATTACAAAACATTACAAAACATTACAAAACATTACAAAACATTACAAAACATTACAAAACATTACAAAACATTACAAAACAAAACAATATATTCTAGAATAGGTCTAAATTTAATTTTTCATATTTTTCATTATTTTTATAATGATGTGTATCATTATTAAGTTATATCATAAATATTTTTTTGCTTAAAAATAATAAGGTAGCAAATATATATTCTAATATGTTTGAATATATAAATAAGACAATACCTAAACAGAAAAAGGAGGTAAATAATGGTAATCGTGAGTATAAGATGTTTCTAGATATTGCAATGGAAAGTAAAACAGAACAAAAGAAAAATAAGAATAAATCAGATGATTATATACATTATCTAAGAGAGCAAAAATTATTTGCAAAAATTAATAAAAGAGCTTCTCAATTATTATATAGATTGGAAGAAGGACATGGAAAAGCATTATATATGATAGGTATTAAAGATGATGGCACAGTAGAAGGTATTGAAATTGAAATGTTATTTAAATCAATAAACTTTTTATACAAAATGATAGAAATTATTAATGCAACAATAAACAATTTAAGAATTTATAAAGGTTCAAGCAATAATAAGTATATATGTACTGCTAGAATAGAAATACCAAAATATAAGCAAAAACAATTACCAATCATATAATTTTCTACAGTAGTTTTTGTATTTTGTCTTTCTCTTTCTCTAATACTATTATTTTTAAATTCATAAAAAACTCTATCCATGCCTTTATAACTTTGCTTACATCAGATACCGTTACTTTTGACATTCTAGAATAATGTTCAGGCATTAATTTGCTAAGTTGTATTATTTTATCATTAACTAGATTAATTAGAATGTCTATGCAAGCATATAATGATTCTAATGATGAAAAATTATCTTTAATATTTTTCAATTTCAATAAATTAAACAAAATAACTTGTTCGGTATTTTCATCTACACGACCTCGTTGTGGTATTTGTTTTCTTGTAATTTCATTTATATAATGTTGAACATCTACTAGAATGAATTGTTTTGGTATTGGTGTAGTATGGCTAACTGGCACATCTGGTAATTTTAGTTCAATTAAGCGGTGTTGTAAATTATTATTATTATTTTTATTTTTATTGCTTATAGAAGGTCTACCGGAATGTTTACCGGAACCACCGTTCTGCTTTCGTGTTTTACTTTTAATGTTTTGCATTCTAGAGTATTCTATTTATTTACCATTAGAAAATAATTAGATATGATAGAATAGAATAATCAAAAAAATTAAAATAAAAAATAAATAAAAATGATAGATATAGATTAGTTTATTCAACAGGTGTTTTTAGTCCAGTGTATAATGCCATAATACCTTTTTGATAATGTTCTTGACATTGGCTATACATAGAAACAAGTCTATTACGAACATCAGTTTCAAATGATGATAAATCATTAAAGCCGATATTTTTTAATGCAAAACGAGGATTATCATTCTTTTCACTAACTTTTTCTTTATCTAAAATATTTTTTTCCAAAAGATTCAATAAATATTCACAATTATCTAGATATACTGATTTCAAATCCTTATAAATCTTTACAAATTCACCTAAACGCGGGTCATCTAATGAAAGAGGTATCATCGATTTATCATTAATATTATTTACACAAAACTCTTCAAAATCCTCATCAGAAATCCGCATTACTGATTCCGTTGCAATATCCTTAGAAAAATCCCGATGTGTTTTAAAAGCCGTATTTACTATTTCTAACACATTAGAGTCGATTTTATCAACCTTTGCATATTCATTAATAAATTGCTTAAATTTATCTATTAGTAGATTAGGTGTAGCATTATTAACATTAGTACCAACATTAGCAATCGCATTTGTATTTGTTAATAAATTATTGGCAATTGCATTGGCATTGATATTGACATTGGCATTGGCATTGTTATTATTGTTATTATTGTTAGCACCTCCTTTTTGTTCTGTAGGTTTTTGTTCATCAGCTTTGATTTCTTGTAAAATATTATTAATTTCTTTAATTGCATTATTCTTTTTCTTATTATTAGTCACACTATTTAGACTAACACCTGCACTAGTATTTGCAGTGGTACTTGCAGTGGTACTTGCACTAGTATTTGCAGTGGTACTTGCAGTGGTACTTGCAGTGGTACTTGCATTGGTGCTAGTAGAGGCACTAGTATTTGCAGTAGTATTTGCAGTAGTATTTGATGTAGTACTGACATTTTTGCTAGGCGTAGTATTTGTTCCAGTAGTATTGTTTTGTAAATTTGAACTTATAAGTTGGTCTAATTGACTATTAGAAAGATTTTGAACACTAGGTTGTTGACCTTCTACTGTTGATGGCTCACTGATTGATGTTGAAGTATTGCTACTAGTTGATGTATTTTGAGTACTATTATTTGAATTGTTATTATTATTGTTGTTATTGTTATTGTTGGTGTTATTGGTGTTATTGCTAGTGCTATTGCTAGTTCTATTTCTAGTATTATTAGATATAGTTGGTACCACATTTGCACTAGTAGTATTAGGTGAAATACTAGACACAGTATTAAGAACAGTATTAGGAGAAGGAATTGGTTCAGAAGGAATTGGTTCCATTGGAGGCTGTACTTCTATATTTGAGGTTGGAGCTAATTGAGGTTCATTACTAGGTTGAATTGTATTATTTGCTTTGGTTTTATTCTGGATACCAGCGATAACACGATTTAAATCTTCAATTTTACTTACTATTGTATTTAATCTTTCGCTTCCTTTTGCATTTAATTCTCTAATATTCTGGCGGATTTTATTAATATTATTACTGCTTACTGCGGGTTTGGATTGTGCATTTGATGAAGATGTATTGTTTGCGACTTGCATCTCTGTATTTTCTGCGCGCATTTGTGCCATATTATTTTGTAGTTCATTAGTATTTTCATTGACGATATTTTCTGCTTCGTTTTCATTTTCAGCCAATTCTCTTTTAATTAACATATTGGTTTCGTTTCTATTCTGGAGTGATGGGTCTACAAACATTACTAGAGATGAAAATGTTTTAACTAATAGTTGATATTGATTACGAACATTAGCTTTTTCTTCTTCTGTTTCAGTATCTTGCATTAGATGATAATAATAAAGCATTAGTAATTCTTTGAAACCCGGTTCATGCATAATACTTTGCTTAACAACATTGGCATTAATATCACATATTCCAGAAACTCCTTGTTTATCTTCACCAATTATAGTTAATAAATTTCTCATACGATTAAGACAAATATTATCATTAGGATTAACTGCTGTTAGAATAGCACCAATTAAATTTAATATTTTAACATAATGAATCGCAATCGAATTACATAATTCTTTCTTAGATACTTTACCATTCTTATTATTAATTGTTTTTTCAGTATTAGAAGAACAACTTTCATCTGTACATTCACTACCTTCACGACCAACTAACACATTGCTGGCAAACTGTTCTAATTGTAGTTTTGTATAATTTTTATCTAGATTGCTAGAAAGTGTGATTGCAATTTTATTGCATTTTTTAGGGTCTAGTAGAGTTATTAAATCACGGAAACGATCATTTTGTGCAGTAAGTGTGGGTTTGCTGTATGGTTCAATTAAATCGGTTATTATAGTATCAATACGTTGTTGGAAATTAGAAATATTGTTATCTAAATCTTTGGATTTAAATAAACCAGTAATTTTATCTAATAAATTGTCAAAAAAACCTGGCATTCTAGTAATTACTTTTTTTAAATGTTCTAGATATTCTAGATATTATTTAGATATTATCTAGATTTAATCTAGATTTATTTTTGGAAAATATTACCAAGGATATGCAAATAAAAAATAATAAAAATATTAAAAATATAAACACAGAATTTATTCGTTGATGCGATATTGGTTCATAATAGGTTCAAGGAATGGTCGCATAAATTCAAACATTTCCATATCGGTATGTGGTTTTGAATCAATACCATTACTAACGAATGCTTTCATCATTTCATCAAATGCTTTGTCCATTCCATTACCACTATTTGTAAAAAACTCAGAACGAATTTTAAGCCTTTTTGAAAGTTCTATTTGTACTAAGTTGTATTTTGCTTCTGCCAATTTATGTTCATTCGTACCAAACTTATCATTATTCAAAATTATTGTTTCTAATTCACTCGTAATATTGTCAAATTCTGCTTTGCTATTAACGTTTTTCAATCTTCTTTCAAAATCTTTTAGTTTTTTTTGTTGTTGTTTGGAAAACTCATGCATATTTGCCATTTTAATTAGTTTTTATGATAATTATTTATGATAATTTTTTATAATTAGTTTCAAAAATCAATTTTTTATAAAAAAAAAATATTTATGCTAAGTTTTTATGTACTTTGTTATTTTGAGGAATGCAATAATACGAACAAAATGACGTATAATTAATACCATCATCATCATTATTATTACTGTCTTTTGTATAATCCCTATTAGCAAAATGGGGAATATAAATAGGACGTCCGCTTTCACCTTCAAATGCGGAATCAACAGTTGATACAGGATTTAAACCTGGTTTATGATAGAATAAACCATTATCTACTTGTTTATAAAAATGATAAGTTGAATCAGGTTCAATAGTCATCGCACCTTTATAATATCCATTTGGACATTTTGTATTAAATACTACTGGAACAATAGTTGGATTATCCTTAAGAATTTTATCTTGTAATTCTGGACATTTGTAAATTCGTGATTTGTTTTTATCACTACCAGTACGTTTAATACGGTCAAAATCACCAGGCTGAGGTTTTAAATCACCACATCCAGAATCATTAATACATTTTTCTACATTTTTATATTTTTTATTACATATTTCGTAGCATTTTTCCCTAACTGCTTTAACTTGACGATTAAGAAAATAAGAATAACAATTATGTGAACCCTCTACTAATGGGTCTTTCCATAGTTCTTGGTCAGGAACAGGTTCTGAACCAGAAAGGAATTGTCTAAGATAGCTTTTACAATTTTGATGTAGCTGGCAAAAATCAGTTCCATCTAATGCAGTATTTGGACAACGGTCATATGTTTGAAAATCATCCATAGATTTATAATTAATACACATACATCGTTTAGGGTCTTTCTTTATAGTACTATCGTCATTTGGTTTATAGAATTTATAAACATATTCTCCATTTGCATTTCTGTTAAAATTACTTTGATTACTAGATAGATTAACACCTTTCATTGTTTTCCTTTTCTTTTGTAAATACTGTTTATCTTTATTTAACAATGTTTTCCCTGAGATTTTAGTATTATCACTATTACTATTTACTAAGTTTTTTCTTTTTCTAGTATTTTTAATCATACTATAATATTACTAACTACTATTATATTGTTTGAATTTAATTTAATCTATCATCAAAAACTTAGGTATGTTTTAATCATAAAAGTAATATGTAATAATATATGTAATAATATAGTAATTATAGTATTCAATAGTAAAAGTATTCTAGCATACTTTAATTTTTTGTATTACTAGAATGGGAGGAGGTTTATTACAATTAGTTGCTGTAGGAGTACAAGATATATATTTAATAGGCAATCCACAAATAACATTCTTTAAAACAATTTATAAACGCTATACTAATTTCTCAATGGAATCAATAATACAACCAATAGAGGGTCGAACAGATTTTGGTCAATATATTCAGGTTACAATAGAAAGAAAAGGAGATTTATTAAAAGATATTATATTCGATATTGTATTACCAATTTTACCTACCGGATATTACTGGACTAATGGTATTGGTAATGTTTTATTCACCCAAGTAGATTTAGAAATTGGCGGACAATTAGTAGATAGACATTATAGTGAATGGCTAGATATCTGGAGTCAACTAACCATTAATGAAAGTAAAATTGGTGCATATAATAGTATGGTTGGAAATTTTAATTCATTAAGTAGTTTAGAAGCAAATGCAGAAACACCATTGCAATTACACGTTCCTATGTTATTCTGGTTTAATCGCGAATATTCAATGGCATTACCTATTATTGCATTACAGTATCACGATGTAGTATTGAAAATAAAATTACGTGATTTGAACAGTTGTATTCGTAATAATACTATTAATACTCCTTTAACAGGATATAGTATTATGAGTATGAATGCATATTCTGATTTTATTTATCTAGATATGGAAGAAAGAAAAAAGTTTGCTCATAACACTCATGAATATTTAATAGAACAATTACAATTTTCTGGGGATACTACTGTTTTAAATAATCAATCAACTATATCAAAACAATTAACATTCAATCATCCAGTTAAGGAAATATATTGGATTAATGTAAAAAATGATTATGAACAGGCAAACCCATTAACTGGAAATCAACAATTAAATTATTCATTATCTCTTAGTACACCAACAGAAACTTTTAATACAGGTTTATTACAATTAAATGGTATAGAAAGATTTCAAACACGACCTGCAACATATTTTCGACTAGTACAAAATTATCAATTCCATACTAGATATACTCCTAAAAATATTTATACATATTCATTTGCACTTTATCCAGAAAAACAATTTCCATCAGGTTCTTGTAATATGTCCAAAATTACTACTACCACTTTATTTCTAGATTACAGAAATATCAACTTCTATGGGTCAAATTTAGTCTTAAAAGTATTTGGACTTAATTATAATATATTACGAATTATGAGTGGTATGGGGGGATTATCATTCAGTAATTAATTTTTAACTAATAATATAATTAGCTTATTTTTTAGCTTATTTTTTATAATCTTTTTTATTAAAAAAAACATATATTGTTAAAAAAAAAGTAATAAAATCTAATTTTATTAGTAAGTAATAAGAATGTCATCCTTTATTTCCAGTGCTACTTTTAATAATGTTGATTTAGTAGCAAATGATGTTAATCTTTTCCACCAGTACGGAACTGGTACATTTTGGATTGACTCAGTAAAGGGTACCGTGAAAATTGGACATACAGGCACAACAGTATATATTGATGGTAATGTAATTTTAGGTGGTTCAATTGTTGGAATAAATACTGGTCCTACCGGATATACTGGATATACCGGCTCTACTGGTTCTACTGGTATGCAAGGTATTCCTGGTACATCAACAAATACAGGTGCCACAGGGGCTACTGGTCCTACTGGTATGACAGGTTCTGCTGGTGAATTAGTATCAATTGCATTACCTTATATAACATCTGCACCAAATAATAGTTATACTCTTTCTGAATATTCATTTGCATATTCTGGATGTACTATAAATTCTACTGGTTTCATTAAAACTTCTAATAATGACCACGCAAACGTAATTACATCTAGTGAAAGCTATACCAATGCATATTTATCATTCACTGCATCAATGACATTGAATAATGACTATTTCCAGAATGTAGGTCTTCTTATCAGCACCGATAATTCATATGATGATGGTAATAATGCAATTATTAATACAGGTACTAACTTCTTCGGATTCTTATTCCACGGTGCTATTGGTTCAGTATATATTACTGAAAATGGCGGTGCAGTTTCCAATATTGGAACCTATAATCCTGGTGATACATATACAGTTGTTATTACCCAAAATGATTTTAATCTATACTACAAGAATGGTGTTCTAGTATGGGCTAGTACTACATCTAAATCTGCAGGTAATTATAAAATCGCGGCAACTGCTTACAAACTAAATGACCAAATATCTAATGTTGTTTTCGGTCCTTATTCATATGTCGGTGCTACTGGTGCTACCGGCACCACTGGTCCTACTGGTCAGACCGGCTATACCGGTCTTACGGGTCCTACTGGCCAGACCGGCTATACCGGTCCGACGGGACCTACTGGCCAGACCGGCTATACCGGTCTTACGGGTCCTACTGGTATGCAAGGTATTCCTGGTACTGCGACAAATACAGGGGCTACAGGTATGACAGGGGATACTGGTTCAACTGGACATACCGGCTATACAGGTCTTACGGGTCCAACTGGTGATACAGGTACCACAGGTATGACTGGTGATACTGGTACCACAGGTATGACTGGTGATACTGGTCCTACTGGTGATACTGGTCCGACTGGTGATACAGGTCCGACTGGTGATACAGGTACCACAGGTATGACTGGTGATACTGGTCCTACTGGTGATACTGGTCCTACTGGCCAGACCGGTCCTACAGGAACATTCACTATGACTGGTCCCACGGGTGCAGTATTATTTTACGATGGTAATATTGTAACCGGTTCTACTGGAATAATTTATAATTCTACAGGTACAACAGGCCCAAGTTTGGTTATAACAGGTGATTTATTGCCTTCAGCAGATTTGACATATAATCTAGGTTCAACTGGCTCGCGATGGAATGATATTCATGTTGGAACTGGATCAATTTATATGGGTGATTTGAAATTATCAGCATCAACTAATGTTTTGGGTATAACAGGAAATACATTATTAATTAATGGAAACATAATACCAACAGAAGACAATATTTACACAATAGGTTCAACTAATGCCCGTATAAAAACATTAGTTATGGGTCCCGGTACTATTTTAGTCGGTCCTACCGGTACTATCGGTAATGATCCAAATGGTATTATCTATACTCAATTTGGTTTTGCAGCCCCAAGTATCGTCCTTGGGGCTACTATACCCGGCGCAACAGGAATAGTTAGAGGTGGTGTTCGATTAACATTAACCGGGACAACTGGACCT